ATCATTTAACGTTTCATTAAAATATATATTACCATACTCGCCATCACCTTTGCTTCCAACATGATTATTAATATACATTTCAATAGCAGCAGCATGAGCCTGCTTTATATCTTCACTAGAGTTTGGTATGCCACCTATTTCCTTCTCAGCTACAGATAACTTATTCCAAACTTTGTCAGGTCTATTCATACTAAAACCTCTGTAACCTCTACGTTTAAAATAATACAAAAGTCTAGGTTTATTATTTTCTGCTAGTATAGGCATGCCGTAAAAGTAACAAGCCATAAGTACATCTTCAAAAAATATTTCAGCAGTTTGTGGTCGTGCTATATATTCTAAGAAAAAATGATTAGGAGGCGCATCCTCCATACTAAACTTTGTTAATCCATGTAATGCTCCTTTAGAGCCGCGACCATCAACAGTACCGCTAATATCGTAAGAGTCACAGCCAAAAGCTCCAACATGTTCGTTACCTGGGTACTTAATACCATTTCTTTTAATGACATTGTTTTGTATTCTAATTGGTGGTACCCAAGAAACTAAAAATCTTCCTTGTTTATTTGGGTAAAATTCTACTTGTGAATCTTTAATACCGTTTAACCATTGAAAGCTTCCTCTTGCTACAGCTGATAAATTATTTAACTCTTCATTTATATCTATTTGTTGATATATCTTTGTTAAATTAAATAAGCTATCTTTTGTCTCATCTCTAAAAGCGTGTTGTTCAGTTCTTGGAAACTGCCTATAATATTCATTTAAAGCGTCTTGATCAGACTTTAATCCTTCAACTTCGTTGTTCCAGTGTTGAATAACTCCTGTTGTAATATATCCACCATCATTTGTTTTGACTGGATCTTTTGGCGTTGTGAATATAGGTAGTCCGAAAGAATCCATGAATCCTTCGTAGTTCCACTCCATAGGAATGAACAAGCTATAGAGTCCAGAAGTTGTTTGTCCGTTTTTATTTCTTTTAGTAACGTCTGAATTGTAGTAGAGTTTTTTGAAGTTGTCGCCACCTTTATCTAATGCATTTGATGTTGAGCCCATCATACATTTACCTACGATTCTTGATCCTAGCCTTAATGTAGTTTTTGTAACTCGCCAGTTGTTTAATATATTATCAGGACGTTCCCACTTACCACTTTCGTCGTGCGCTAATAATTTTAGCTTTTCACCATCATAAGAGTTATCACCTGTATTTTTCCAATCTATTGTTGTATCAAGACCTTCTAATTCCGTAAGCTGCTCATTAGTTTCCAGCTTTCTTCTAGTAAGCTTTGAGGCTGGAACACGATACGCCAATTCAGTCTTTGGCCTGTCCATACCATCTTGAATGGGTTTAAAAAAGAACGGGTAGTTGACTGATATTGGCACAACTTTATCGGTGAACATTTTCTTAGCATCTGCACCTGTTTTAGACAATATACCGAATCTTGAATCGGAAGATATTGTTGCTTGATTAACAAGTTCAGCTGATGACATAAAGCTAAATCCACTCCGTCTGTTTTTAAGATAGCACATTCCATAACATCTGCTGTCTGCTTTGCACGCTTCCCAGAATATAAAGAATAATCTATTTGACTCTCTATAGTCTGGTGCTCCAACGTCGATCTTTGACCACTGCAAGTACATGTAATGAGTACCAGTAATATATACAGGATTGCCATTGTTGTAGAAATGAAAACCTTCTTCTCTTCGTTTAAATTCTTCATCTATATAATCGTACCACTTTTCTTTAAAATTAACTGGATACTCTTCCCAGTCAAATCTTGTTTTTATTCTTTGTAATTCTTTTGGATATTCAAATTTTTCCCAACGTTGTCCCTCTTTATCTTTGCTTCGTTTGTACGGTTCATTTGCTTTTGGTAAAGCAATGCGTAAGTTTTGAATTTCAATGATCTGTCCAATTTGTCCTGTTTTACTTATTACTACAAAATCGTACTCTACGTTATATCCGTACTCCCACTTTTTAAATCTGTTTTGTTTAGCTAGTATTTTAGGATTAACAACATCTTTTAATTCTTTCCAAAGTGTTTGCTCGTAACTCACTTACTCCTCCCTTCTGCAAAACCTTTAAATGTCTTAACCTCTTTCTTCACTTCTTTATTATCACCTGATAATATAAGTTCTTCCTCTTCAATACGTTGTAATATTTCAAAAGCGTCCATAATACAAAGCTTTTTAGTAGCTGCAGCGTTTTTTAAACGATCAGCTGATACATCATCTTGAGTATGCGTAATGATTTTTTCTTCAGCTACTTTAATTAACTCGTCAACTGCCTTTCGCCCAGCTCGGATTATATTCTTTCTCGTTTCCTTCGTATTCATGAGTTAAAGCTATATCATTTGATTTCATACAATAAAGTCGCTCGTCATCTATTATAAACTCAAACTCTGAGTTAGGTGTAAATATAACAAGCTCTCCAGGTTTTAATCCCGCGCGTTCTAAGGACTTATTAGAATACTTTAGTATACCAAAGTGTTCTTTTTCTTTTAGGTTGCTTAGATGATTAATTTCGTGTAATGGTTTTATAAAGCAATATTCTAAATGTGGTTTACCGTTGTACATATATATTTGTTCTGGTGTACAAAAGTAAAGATCATCTTTGAAGTAAGTAGAGCTATTACGCTCTTTACCTTTTTGATCATACCATCTTCTAAATATATTATGATGAACATATACTTTATCTCCAACTTTTATACGTGAGCTATAAGCAGCTGGCACCGAAACAACAACTGCTTCCTTGCTCACAAATTGGTGGTTTTCTATAGTGGTATTAATTATAAGCGTTTTATCGCCTACTTTTCTTACATTGTCATATCGCTTATTTAAAGGCTTGACAATGAAGCTGTATAAACTATTCATTAATATTTTAAATCGTATTCAACAGATATAGCCATATTATTATTAAACTTCTTCCAAGGTAAAATTTCGTTAGATTTAGTTATATAAATATTATATGACTGATCGTTATCATCAAATAATATATCTGATATTCGATGACCACCGTAAACTTCCTGATCTAAAGAATAATGCATAGCATCATTTTTATAATCAGATCCAATACTAATCTTTCTTATTACTGACATTTCCATCTGTATTTCTAGTCCACTTACCAGTAGTAAGATCTATATTAATATGCCCATACTTATCTTGTAAGGTTTTTTTAGTTTCATCTACTATAACATTGCTATCTGCTAATTCGTGTAATAGCGCATGTTTTTTAGACTCAATATAACCTAACTCCATTAATATGGAATTTACTTTATTTTGTTGTTGTTGAATAGTCTCTAATTCTTCTTTAGTTACTTCTCCGATAGACGCTTTTTTTACGTCACCTACTTTTATTTTTTTCATTTAATTTAATTGTTTTTTGTTTTAGTATATAGCTACTAAATCTGTTGGCGTATCATCATTTCTGACAGCCATTGCTAATACAGGTGCTTTATCTCCAACTACTGTGCCTGGTTGAACATTTTTAAACTCAACAGCATTACCTGCTTCTGTTATAATAGTTATATCTTGCGCTGTGGCTTTACCACTATATATTACAGCTCCTCTAGTAGTTACGTCAGGTAAAGTAATACCATCAGCTTGTACAGTTGCAATACCACCTGTTCCTCCACTTGAAGCAGCAGAAAAAGTAATTGTATCACCAGCTTTATATCCTGATCCTGCTGTAATCACAGTTACAGCTTGCAATGTATCAGAGCTTGATATTTCAGTTATATTAACTTGCATGCCTGACCCACTACCTGATGTAGCTGTTTGAGTTAATGTATCTCCTACATCACTTGAATCATAACCACTACCAGCTGTAGTTACTTTTAGAACTCTTGAGTCAGGTAAATTTAAGTTTAAAGCGCCAGGTGTAACTGATGCGGCATCGTGACCAAATACCCTAGGCTCTTGTTGTAATTTTCCAGTTACGGGACCTAGTTTTGGTTCCCAGTCGTTAAATTGTGCCATTTTTATTTATTTATTTTTGTAATTTTTTCAGCGCCTCTTGAACCAAAATACGCTACGTATACTGTTACTAGTAATGTTTTTAATAGACTTATCCAAGCTTCATCTATTTCATGAAGATGAAAAAAGTCTATAGCCATCATGAAAACTGATGAACAAGTTAAAAATATAAGAGCTAATGGTCTAGTGTTCTTACTTAACCAAGAATCTGATTTCATATCAGCTCTCCATCTGCTTGATATTTCCTTTAGTTCTTGCATGTCCAACTCTATAAGTCGCATTGCTTCTTCTTTATCTACAGCTTTAATCTTAGTATCACTTGAAATAATATTTTTTACTACGCCTAAGCCACCTTGATCTGGCAGTACGTCGCCTATAGCTGCTAACACTTTAGGTGCTTTATTAGCTAAAAAAATACCTATTTTAGTTTCTTTAAAAGTTTTCTTTTCCATTTTAATAAGGGCATTTAGTAGAAAATTTAGTAGAAAACAAACCTTTAGGTCTTCTTTTTCTTTGTGTTTTCGCCTTAGGCCTTTTTCCTAAATTTAAATTAAAGTTTCTTTTCTTTTTTCTTTCTGTTGTCGTGTATGTTGGAGTATCAGGAGTGTCAGGAGTATCAGGAGTGTCAGGAATGTCAGGAGTATCAGGAGTGTCAGGAATTCTTTCAAAGTATTCATCAGTTGCTGTAGCAGTTGCTTTTCTAGCGCTAGGAAACCGATCTTTGTAAGAAGAACTTATGTACCCTTTATCTACTAATTCTTGACCTGTTGCATTTGGAAATCTTTTCTTTAAGTTAGCTATGTATGAGTCTGCATCTTTAGTTTGTGCTCCACCGCCAGCTGCAACAACGCTAGATCCTGAATCAGTCGCAGAACCTTCAGCTGATTTAAAATACCTAACAGTACCATCATCTAAAGTTTCTGATTGATACTCCATTTTAGCTAACTCTTCATTTGCCTTTTGTTGAGCTTTTTTCTCTAATGTTTTTTCTTCCTCTGAAGTTCCACTTGGATCTGTACCAGGTCCGCCAGGTCCGCCAACTTTAGATGGGCCACCAAACTTCTTTATCATGGCATTACCAAATCTTTCATTCATATCTACTGAGTTCATATCAGAACTTCTAAAAGGTTTTTTACTACCTATTTTATAATAAGCTAATGGATTATCTTCTTTCATACTTGG